GAAGAAAGCTATTTGTGTATAATGTTAAACAGCGTAAGTTAACTGAGTATGTAACAACTGCAACAAAAGGATTTGAGGTAAGTGGAACTACCTTAAAGAACTTTGATACAGAGTTAAGTAGAACTGCAACTCTAAGAAAACCAGATGATATTCTTCCAATGATATTAAATAAAACTGAACTTCAAATTAATAAAATTTGGGATGATATTACTACAAAAATAAGTAAACCCAATGGGCGAATAAATGCCGATTGTATACTATTAAGGACATTTGAATAATGACAACTGATCCTATCAAAGAAAAAATTATGACGCGCAAAAGATTCTCTGCAGCAGTGGAGAATCTAGTTGCAAAGGGTAATACAACATATATTGATGCTGCAGCTTATGTAGTAGAACAAAGAGGATTGGATTATAAGAATCTAAAGAAACTTTTAACTGATTCTCTTAAGCAAAAGATTGAAGCAGAAGCATCAAGCTTAAATCTTATTCGTGCTAAGAAAGGTAATAAATTGCCTGTATGAATGATCCTTTTGAGTCCTATAAATTATATAATGCTTTAAAGCTACACTTTGAGTCTGACTCTTATGATGCTTTAAAATATAACTATAAGACTTCAATAAAGCCAACATCATTCTTTAAGCGAAAGGATAAATATTTCTTTGCCAAATTAGCAAAGACTTATGAAAAAGATTTAAAAGAATTTTATATTGCAAACTTTAAAAACGATGTTAAGTATGTCGGTGATATGCTTAATGAAGGTGGAGAAAGATATTATCGTGATCATAAAAAGATTATGGAATCTCTTTCATATAAGTTTGAAAATGATATAAATAAATTGAGTGATATGAATGTTTCATTTGATTCTCTCTTAGAAGCAGAAGAAAATAATCATCCATTAATCATTCGGTTATGGATGCAAGGTGATATACTATTAGAAACAGTAGTTATCTTGGATGCCATTACAGGTTTTGTAGAACGTGAAAATAAAAAGATAACTGATACAATTATTTGGCCAGATATCTATCGTAAGATTATGAAATACAAACCATTTGTAAAGTTCAATAAAGATAAGTCAATTGATTTATTGAAAAAGTCCTTTACAACACCACAATAATGTGGTATAATATAAACTATAATATTATGTATAAAGTGGATAATTCAGTAATATACAGGAGAAATATATGTCACTAGAAAACCTAAAGAGCTTACGAGGCTCATCAATCGATAAACTCGTAAAAGCAGCAGAAGCTGTATCCACAACAAAAACAGAAACAAAGTCTTATGACGATGATCGTTTTTGGAAACCAACCAGAGATAAAGCAGGAAATGGTTATGCCGTTATTCGATTCTTGCCACAAAGAGAAGGTGAAGATCTTCCTTGGGTAAGATATTGGGATCACGGTTTTAAAGGTCCTACTGGTCTATGGTATATAGAAAACTCTTTAACCTCTATTAATCAACCTGATCCAGTGTCTGAACACAATTCAGTACTTTGGAACTCTGGTAGAGATGAGGATAAAGCTACTGCAAGGGAACAGAAAAGAAGATTGCATTATGTAAGTAATGTATTAGTTATTTCTGATCCTGATAACCCACAAAATGAAGGAAAGGTATTCCTTTATCAATACGGTAAAAAGATCTTTGATAAGATCATGGATGTTATGCAACCACAATTTGCCGATGAAGAACCAGTAAATCCATTTGATTTCTGGGAAGGTGCTGACTTTAAATTAAAGATCAGAAAAGTTGAAGGTTGGGTTAACTATGACAAATCAGAGTTTAGTTCTCCATCATCTTTATTTGATGGTGATGAAGGAAGACTTAATGAAGTATATGGTCAACTATATGCTTTACAAGACTTCTTAGATCCTAAGAACTATAAAACTTATGATGAGTTAAAAGCCAAACTTAACAGAGTGTTAGGTGTTGATGCGGGTTTCTCAATGGAAGCTCCAGCTCCAGCACCAGTTGTTGAAGCTCCAACATTTGCATCAGATGATACACCATTTGCTGAAAATGAGAGTCAAGAAGACGACACTTTAAGTTATTTTGCGAGATTAGCAAAAGAATCGTAGTCGCTTTTGCATTGTTTAGCGGCCAGGCTGAGTATGTATACGTACTGCAGTCGAAAATTGG